AGGAGGCACAGCTCAATGGAAATAAATGAGACAAAGGTCATCTGTGATCGGTGCAAAAAGGACATTACGAAAACATATAAAAGGAAGCTATGGCGGAAACAAAGCTTTTGGTTTAAAGAGACTTTTACTTGTTATGATCTTTGTGATGAATGTGATTCAAGTTTTCGGTTTTACTGGATGGAAGGTAAGCCTGTTGACGGCGTGAAAAAGGAGGAAGCATGAAGACGCACGACTATACAGAGTTTCTGGTACATATCATGGGTGAGATCTGCGACTTTGCTGTTGATTGCGGCGTTGACCCGGATCAGGCACTTCAGGATATTTCTGGAGACATTACGAAGCTTTTGCAGATTACTACTTATAACGGATGGAAACGGAGGGAAGACGAATGAGCAACTGGACGCATGTCGCCGGAATCGTCAGGATAGACACTTTTGATACCGCCAATCCTGAAACAGAGAAACAGATCAGAGAGGTCTTTGGAAAAGCTGTTGACTGGGATAGTCCTGAAGAGCTGTGGGAAGAATACCATGCTCACCCGGAAGCGTTTCTCCCCTGCGGAAGCGAAGGTTCTCTGGATATGACCGTCTGGATCAACCCTGACAGATCTTGTCTTCCTCGTGCTACTGTCAGCATCTTTGGAGATCTGAGAGATCATGATGATCCAGATGCGATTATCGTATGGTTTAAGGATAAGTGCTCTAAGTTCTGGATTCGTAACGCTTCCATCGTAGTAAATAATGAGTGGAACGGTGTCAGGACGTGGCATAGCTGCGGAGAGGAGGACGAAGATGCAGGAGAAAATGCTGTTTGAAACGCTGACTGAAATCGAAGAGTATTTTGTCCGGTGCTATATGAACGCCATGGCTGGTGGAAAGATGCAGGAAATGTACGCCCGGTATTTGGATGTGCTTGACGAAGTTAAGAAGCTGGTGGAAGCGAAGGAGGAAAACGCTTGAGTAAAGCTTATGTAAACACGTCTACCAAGGACAACTGGGATTTCCTGAAAGCTGCGGTTCTTCAGTATGCCTGTGAGGATTACGTGAACGCGGTCAATGGTTATCTTCATCCGGCTGAGTGTCCCCGGCAGAGAGGCTACAATGCCGGAGACGCGCTGAAGGATCTGAAGAAGTTCTTTCTTAGCAGTTGGTTCACAGTCTTCTCAGATATCGACCCTGATTACCTGATGCGCGGACTGGACGAGAAGGCCAGACAGCAGAAGGGAAAGAAGCTCAGATCGCTGGTAAAGGAAGACAAGGAGGCGGCGGCATGAAAAAGGGAAGCGTAGTTTGGATCACGGTGCTGTGCATCGTGCTGGTCATGGTAACGGTGATCGGAACGATTGAGCTGATGAAGGTAAATGGTTTCTATATCACCAATACGGCTTACGCCAACGATCTGAAGCCATTTACTGAGATCTATGACGGCAACAACAATACCTACTACATTATGATGGATAATCACAATGGCGTAATGTATGCCGTGTCGAAGAAGAGCGGAACATGGATTGTGATGGTGAACGATGACGGCTCTCCGAGAATCTACCCCGAATGGCCGTCTTGCGTGAAACGTTAGTTCTTGCGTTTCGTGCAAGCTCTTTGAGAACACGTTTTTCAGATTTGTCAAGTAGCAAACGCTGAAAGCGTTGAAAATAAAACTTGTTTTGTTCCCTTGACTTCCTGTTGGAAGCGTGGTATCTTACGTCTCGTGCAAGATACTTACGTCGGATGTAACTCAAAGACCAAACGAAAAGGAGAGACAGCATGGAAAGCATCACGAAGCTCGCAACCACTTCCCTTCACGCTCATCCGTTGAACACGGAATACTTTGATGACGCGAAAGACGCCGCTTTTGAAAACCTCAAGGACTCGATCAAGACCCTCGGTGTGCTCACTCCCCTGCGCATCGCCCCCGACATGACCATCCTGTCCGGCCATCAGCGCTGGAAGGCGTGTATGGAGTTGGGTGTTGACACCGTTCCGTGCATCGTCTCCGAGGACGCCATGGACGAGGACACCAAAGAGATCGAGCTTATCGCCTCCAACTTCGGTCGCCTGAAGAACGATCCCATCAAACAGGCTAAGATGATTCAGGAGTACGAACGGCTGAACGGCGTCCGTGGAGGCCGTCCGAAAAACGGCGACAAATTGTCGCAGTTTCCGACCAAGACCCAGCAGGACATTGCCAATGAGCTGGGTGTGGACGTAAAGACCATCCAACGGTTGAAGCGGCTTGCCGACCTTCCTGCTGAATATCAGGATCTGATTACTCAGGGGACGATGAAACCCTCCACTGGTTATAAGATCATCGCGCAGCTTTCCGAGGAAGAGCAGATCGAGCTTCTCCATCAGCTTCAGGATCTTCCCGCCAATCAGAAGTTGACCGCTGCGATGGTTCAGCAGAAGATCGAAGACATGCACATTGGCGAGGATCTTTCCACGGAGCTTGATAATACCATCAAGCAGTTGGCCTCCGAAAAGAAGATGAGGGAGAACGCGGAGAAGGCCAACAAGAATATGCTTCAGACGATCAATGATGAGCGGAGCCTCCGGCAGGAAGCGGAAGGTAAAGTCAACGAAGCGCAGTCTGAGATCGAAGGCATGAAGCACGATCTGACGATGACCCGTCTGGCTCGGGATCAGGCGATCAACGAACGCGACAGCCTGAACGCAAAGCTTCAGGAAGTTCAAATCGCCATGAATGAAGCAGGGAAAGCAAAGTCAGCCAGTGAGGCAAAGAGCAAACTCTTTGGTAATCTCGAAATGGTCGGTTCGCTTCTGGATGCGTTTAAGAAGCAGGTCATGACGATTAACAACAATGGCGACGAGTTTACTGAAGAAGATAGGGAAATGGGGCTTTCCCGCGTCAAACTGGTTCAGTCGAAGCTTGCCCCGCTGGAGATGCTGTTCACTCCCAAGTTTTCATAATTATCTGTGAAGGAGGTTCCCTCATGCGTGGTTCGTGGTATTACCGCACTCAGAAAGGCCACTACTCTTCCCTGACCGCCGCTTGGATGACCGGAGAGATCAAGAAGATTACCGGAGGCCAGCATCCTGTCATTTACTTCGATGATCCTATGGAAGCCGTTACCGATCTGGGCAGATGGGATAACCGCTTCCGTGTTGGTACGTGCAGGACGGATTCTCATTTTGAGACCGAAAGCTTCCTGCGGGATTGGTCGCTTTCCTTCAAGGTTGAAGAGGAAGTCGATGAGGTCTGCGATTACGCGGATGTGCTTGGCTTCTTAAAGGAAGCGTGGCCGGTGATCGACAGCGCGACCAGCGCCTGTACGCTGTGGGTCAAGGAAGGCAATACCTATCTTTTCCCGCTGGACGATGACCAGTCCTACATCTTCGTCGAAGTTCTTCCGAAAGAGGACATTAAGGCTTGACAAGGTATTAAGTTCGTGGTATACTCATTCCAGTAAGGGGTGAGCTCCATGACGTGCCTTGATTGGGTCATGAAGTACAGCGAAGAGAAACGGATGATTCCAGAAACAGCCGAGGGTATGATGTATCAGCGGCTCGTTCAGCTTATGGCAGACGGAAGCTTCGATCTTGTTCACGCAACGGAAGAGGATTGGAAAAAGCTGCTGACGGATAATCAGTCGTTAAGGCCATCCTATCGTAAACGGGCAAGGTCGATGCTTCGTTTGCTTCTTTTGTATCTGGAACGGCATGGTGTTGACTGTGCCGACTCTCTTGACGCGCTGGTGGAACTTGACCTTGGCGTTGAAGCAAGCTGGACGTTCAATCAGTCTTGCTTCTTTCAAAACCTTGACAGCTTGCTCAATGTGGTAGACGAGCTCACGATTGACCGCTACAACACCTACGGAAAATGGCATTCTCTCGTGGCTCTGATGATCCTTCTCTGGGCGGGAGTTCCTTTGGATGACGCGCTCCGCGTCAGGAAAAAAGAGGTTTCCAGTGATGATGGCATCCTGTACATCAAGGTACATGGTCAGACGATTGAGCTGCACAACAGACGCGGCGCGGAAATAATCATGGCCTATGCCGAGACTAACGGGTTTGAAGAAGCTCTGACTGGGAAGTTCCGAACTTACGCTCCGACTCCTATCCTGATTCGTTCGGGACAGAGAACAATGACCAAGGCTGTCGCGCAGGTCAATTTCAGTAATTTTTCCACCTTCGCCCAGCAGAACGGTCTCCCCTATCGCTTTCGTGCTTCTACGATCTACCTGAACGGAGCTTTCTGTTGTGCTCTGGAGGAAGCAAAGAAGAATAACATTCCGATTGAGCCGATTCTGTCCAGAGAATACTCCGCGATGTTCGCCCGTTGGCTTCGTGAACCAACTCTTCAAACAGGCACGGCAAGCCTGAAAGACCATTACGAGATGTTTTACCAGTGGAAAACATGCTTTAACTGCTGAAACTCAAGCGATCCAAGCCAGCGTTTACACGCTGGCTTTTTGATTTGGAGGAAATCAGATGAAGAAAAGCTCCCGTTCACCCCCCGAAGCACAACAACCAACCCGACTGAACAGCAAGGAGGAATCGACATGAACCCTATTTACGTTTGTCCGTTTTGCGATGCGACTTTTCGGACAGCAAGCGATTACAGGAATCACATCCGTGATTGCGAAGCGCTTGACCGCAAAATGCAGGAGGAAGCGGACAGGAAACAGGAAATCAGAAAGCGTATTGATGGCCTGAAAGCAGAGAACGCCAGACTGAATGAAGAGATCAAACGGCTGGAGAACATGTTCTCAAACACCATAGTAGATAAGCAGGAAGAAGAAACCGATACGGACTCGGATGGGGATGCCGCTTGGTTTTCGATTGCTTGCGTCTATGATCCTGATACCAATGAGTACCATATTACCGATATAAAGGAGATTGATATTGATGAGTGAACAGCTTCGTACTGCGGCAAATCGTGTGTCCCTTCGCGGTATCCTGAAGGAAAAGAACCTGAAGATGAAGACCGGGGAGAACAATAGCGGCAACTATATCAGCGGTGACATTGTGGTTTCTACTGGCGGCAATAGTGAGCATCGCGTGTCCGTTTATTCTCCTCAGATAACAACCAAGGGCGAAGAGTCCAGTGCTTATAAGATCCTGCTGGCTCTGATGAACGCCCCCTCTGTAGCCGAGCTTGTGAAGGCTGGCAAGTCCATTGAGGAGGCCATGGCTTCTGCTGACCGTATCAGCATTCACAGTGCTCAGCTTGACCTGAATGATTACTACGGCAGAGATGGGAATCTGGTGTCCTTCCCCCGTATCAAGACGAGCTTTCTGACCCGTATTCCCGCTGAGAGCGCGGCAAACTTCGAGATGTCCGCTCCCATGTTTGATGTGGAGGGCTATATGCAGTCCATGCGCCCCGAGATGGACACGAACGGTGAGGAAACCGGGCGTTACCGCATCACTCTGATTATCCCGAATTACAAGGGTCAGGCAATGCCGATGGAGTTTGTTACCACCAAGGAAGCGGGTGCTTACATCTCCCAGCATTATGAACTGAATAAGACCTGCCATGTGTATGGCAAGATTGTCAACGATGTGATGGAGACCGTCACGGTCAAGGCTGGCTTCCTCGGCAACGTGGAAGAGCGCACGACCACTCGCGTTCATGAGATGGTCATCGAGAACGGTGAGCCGGAGCAGTACGACGATGAAGATGTGAAGGCTTACAAGCGCGAGGATATTCAGGCCGCGATGGCTTACCGCGAAGGCGAGTATTTCTCCGGGCTGAAGGAGAAGGCCCAGCAGCGTCAGGTGGAGAAGGCCGTTGCTCAGAGCACTCCGAACTTTATGCCGCCCCAGCAGAAGTCTGGCTTCGCGTTTGATTATTGAGGAGGAATAGAGCATGGTTGATCTTTTTGCTCCGCAGGTTTCCAAGGTCTCCAAGGACTTGAGCGGCAAGTCCTTCCTCTGCTGGGGAAGCAACCGGACAGGCAAGACTTCGGTCGCCTGTTCCTTCCCCAAGCCCCTTCATCTGGCTTTTGAATCCGGTCTTGCTGGCATTGACGGCGTTCCCTTCTTTGTCATGGACTCTTGGCGTACCTTCGTGGATCTGGTCAAACAGCTTGTCGATCCCAAGAATGCCGAAAAGGCTCACGAGGCTTACCAGACGATCATCGTGGACTCCATCGAACCGATGGCGAATCTCTGCGCTGATTACGTCTGCTCCAAGTTTGGTCTGACCCGCCTTGGTGAGCGCATGAAGACCGCTTCCGGCAAGGAAGATTACAGCCTGAATCTGTATCACGAGCTGGACATTGAGCATCAGAAGTGGATGCGCAAGCTTCTTCTCGCTGGCTACACGGTGATCTACATCGGCCATGAAACCACCCGCGAGATGATCGACCCGAAGACGGGCGAAACCTACCAGAAGCGCTATCCCCGTGGTGACCGTCGCATCGTGGATGCCCTGTGCGATAACTGCGATATCATCGGCCACACCCTGTCCAACGGTATGGACGAGAACGGCAAGGAGATCAAGTCCTCTCTGGTGCTTGCGGACAGCAAGGCCGCGCTGGCTGGCTCCCGTTTTGATTACCTCCCCGCGATCCTGCCTGAGTTCTCTGCGGCGGCTCTGACCGAAGCGATTGCCAAGGCGGTGGAGATGGAAGAAAAGGCTTCCGGCAACAAGGCCGTGTCCTTTGCCGAGCAGTCTGCTCCTTACAAGGAAGAGCATGTTCAGATTCCCTTTGATGATCTGAAGGCCAGCATCGGTGCGATTGCTCAGAAGATGATCGCGGACAATCGCAAGGATGAGTATGTTGCCATTATCGAAGCGGACTGGGGCAAGGGCAAGAAGGTTTCCGAAGCGGTTGAGGCCAACCGGGAAGCGGTCGAAATGATCTATGAAGATCTGCTGCGTTTGGGCTATACGGCTTGAATAAGAGGTAACAAGCATGTCTGCAATTTGCGCTTATTGCGGGAAGCCAGTTGACAAAAACGGTGTCAAGTATCGTTCACAGCAATATCACCCTGAATGTATGGAGAAGAAACGGTCTGAAGCCTTCAAGAGCCACAAGCAGACCGTCAAGGACAATTACGATCCTGACGCTTCCAGCCTGACAGCATGGCTGGAAGCGCACACGGATGAAGTGGATCTCGGCATGAAGCGCCTGATTGAGAAGTATCGTTCCGAAGGCTGGACTTGCGGCGATGTTCTCCGGGCGCTTCGCTTCTTCTTTGACATTGAAGGAAATGAATGGGAGAACAACAGCTCTCTTGGCATCGTCCCCTACGTTATGGACAAAGCCAAAGAGTATTGGAAAGAGGTCGAAGCAATCGGTGAAAGAAACCGCCACTTCGTCCCGAACGAACGAACCTACACCGTGATGATCCAGAAGAAGCCTCCCCAGAAGCGCGAATTGTTCGACATATCTTCGCTCTAAAGGGGGTGGTGGACCATCGCTGGCGAAGATATTTACGAAGTCAAAGCCGGGATGGATGTCATCGCCGCGCTGATCGAAACGCCCACGCTGCTCTTGACCGATCAGTATCACATCACCGTAGATGACTTCCCAGACCGACACTACAAGATTCTGTTTTCCGCGATTGATAACCTTGCGAAGAAGGGCGTCCAGCAACTGGATGTCATCGTGATCGACGAGTACCTCTCGCACTACCCTGCCCAGCATTCGGTTTTTGAATCCAAAGGCTACGGAATCGACTGGGTGGCGACCATTCAGAAGCTTGGAGCGCCAAGCAATTTTGAAACCAGCTACAAGGTTCTGAAGAAATGCTCTTTGCTGACCTCGCTCAAGAAGCAAGGTTATGATATCAGTTATTTTTATAACAAGGACACCTTGTCTCCGAAGGAAGCTGAAGAAGCCCGTCAGCGGTTCGATGAAACCGACATTAACGGGATCTTGGATCATTACACGGTCGAGCTTGAAACGCTTCGGCATTCCTTCGGAGGCATTACCGGGGTGGTGGAAGGCCATATCGCCAATGGCATGGAAGCTTTGCGCGAGGAATTGTCCACTACCCCGGCCTTCGGTTTACCGATGAACAGCGCAAAAATGACCGCGATCTGTCATGGCAGACGCTTGCGCAAGTTCTACTTGAGAACAGCTCCTTCCGGTCTGAGCAAAACACGCGCCGCTATTGCGGATGCCTGTCGGATTTCCATCGGAGAGCTGTACAATCCTCTTCGGAAGCGATGGGAGCAAACCCATTGCTACGAATCCGTTCTCTTTATCACCACCGAGCTGGAGATGAGCGAAATCCAGACGATGCTCTGGGCCTATGTGGCCTGTGTGCCGGAAGATCACATCATCGACAACCGCTACGAGGGCGACGAGGAAGAACGGGTCGAAAGAGCGATTGAGGTCATTAAGAAATCCAAGTTTTACGCTGTTTATATCCCAAGCTTTGACGCGGATGATATCGAGAACATCATCAAGCGGTATAAGTTTGAGCATGATATCGGCTTCGTCTTTGTGGACTACATCTTTTCTTCCTCCAAGCTCTTCGCGGAGATGAGTAAACGGGCAAGAGGCTTCAACCTCAGAGAAGATCAGTCCCTGATGGTGTTTGCCGAACGGCTAAAGACGCTTGCGAATCAGTACAACATCCACATTGACTCCTCCACTCAGGCGAACGATGATTGGAAGAATCAGAAAAACCCCGATCAGTCGGTCATCCGTGGCGCGAAAGCGATTGCGGATAAGGTGGACATCGGCTATGTCATGCTGGAGCCTACTGAACGAGACAAGGAAGCGATTCACGCGATCATGGCGTCCAACGGTATGGCTTTTGCGAAAGAGCCAAACATGGTCTACCACATCTACAAAGTCAGGCGGGGCAAAATCAATCACGTTAAACTTTTTCTGTATTTTGACTTTGCCACGTTGCGAACAACTGATCTGTTTGTAACCGACAGGGATTACAATCTGGTTAATGTAGATAACGTGAACGTTGAATCGGTGCTTGAATCCACTTCGGTTTCAAAGCAGGATGTGGACGCGATCACAAGCGGCGATATTCTTGATTGGTAAGGGGGTGAGACAGTGACGACATTGACAACTTATCAGTGCGACGGTTGCAAGGCAGTTTACGAGACGGAAGAAGAGGCGCTGGCCTGTGAGGAGCGGCATCACCTTCCCGAAGGCATTATTGAAAGCACTTTCGTATCCAAGGATACGGGCGGCTATATTACGCCTTCTTATCCGTGGCGCATCAAGATCGAAATGGACAACAACAAAACCCTTTGGTATGAGGTGTCCAAAGGTCAGCCGGAGCTGAAACGATGACTGAGACCTATCCAAAGAGCCGTCTGTGTGAGGTTTGCGGCCACGAAGTGCCTGTGGACTACCGGGACAAGACGGTTCATCTCCCGCTGTACGGAGAGATCATGCCGGTCACCTTTAAGGCGGGTTATTGCAGTGTATGCGGCGCTCTGCTTTGTGAGCGCGGATTCGATGACGCAATGTTTGAGATCGTAAGAAAGCATGAAGAGGAGGAGAAGGTATGATCAATCGTTCTCAAATCAGGCGGGACTTCACCACGGAACAAATCGCCAAGCTGGTTTGCTCTCTGGGATCGGATGACTGCCGTGAGGACAACACAGCACCTGATCATCCTCTGATCTTTCAAACAATCTGCCACAATCCCGCGCATACGGGAAGCTACAAATTGTATTACTACCCCGACAGCAAGCAGTTCCATTGCTACACCGAGTGCTCATGCAACTTCGATGTGTATGAACTGGTGATGCGGTCACGGAAGTGCTCGTTTTTTGAAGCTCTCCAGTATGTACAGGACACTCTCGGTTTGCAGGGAGAAGAGCGAACCGGATTCTTCGAGCGCGAAGAAGAGCCGGAGCCTCCTGCCGACTGGGAGATGTACGAGCGATATGCCAAATACATTGAGGATCAACCGGAGATCGAAACCATCGAGCCGATCTCCGAAAGCATTCTGGACTACTATCCCAAGGCTTATCCGGTTGAATGGACGGGAGAGCATATCTCCCATCAGGCGATGGATCGCTTTGGTATCCGCTTCAGCCCTGTGGACAACGAGATCATTATCCCGCACAGAAACATGGATGGAGAGCTGATCGGCATCCGATCCCGGACGCTGAACAAAGAGAAGGTCGCGCTTGGCAATAAGTACATGCCGACCGTTCTGGAAGGCCGCGATTTCCGGCATCCTCTGAGGCAGAATCTTTACGGGCTGGATGTCTGCAAAGACTGCATCAGTCGGATTCACAAGATTATGCTCTGCGAGGGGGAAAAATCAGTCCTCCAGAGCTATTCTTATTACGGAGAAAACAGCTTCACGGTCGCTGTTTGCGGATCGAACGTGTCCAGCATCCAGCGTGATCTTATCCTGAAGCTGGGCGTGAACGAAGTGTTCATCGCCTTTGATAAAGAATACCACGTTGCTTACAGCGACGAAAGCAAAGCGTATGTTGATAAGCTTCTGCGCATCGCCGCGATCTTTGTTCCCTATGTCACGACATACATTGTCGCTGACACCGACCACCTGTTGGAATACAAGGACAGCCCTACCGACCGTGGGAAGGAGATCCTTGAAACGCTGCTAAAACGGAAGTGGGAGGTTGAGACCGCAAGTTAGGAGGTAACAATGCCTACAATCAATAGAGAAGCCTTTGTAAAGCTGATGCACGATCTGCGGTGCGGATCGGCTGTTTTGCAGAGGATGTACGAGTTTCTGCAAGACGATCTTTTTGGCGAACTGACATGGCTGGAAGAGTCAGCTACTAAAGCCATCGAGTATCTGCTGGGTGACGCTGGCGATTTGTTCAATTTCTATTATTACGATCTGGATTGGGGTACGAAGCTGACGCCTCAAGAAGAAATCTTTGACACAAAAACCTATCACTTGAAGAACTGGGGAGACTTCTACGATATGGTTTGTGAGGAATATAATGGATCGAACGTCGAACGAAGCCCGTCTCTCCCTTTTTGAGACTGAGCTGAGCCTGATTCAGGACAAGCCTCTCCGTTCTCTTGTCGAATACGTGCTGAAGAAACTCCCCGAATACTTCTTCCACGTTCCGGCGAGCTCTTCCGGTAAATACCATCCGGCTTACGCGCTGGGCGAAGGCGGTCTGGTCAGACACACGAAAGCTGCCGTAAGGATCTTTACCGATCTGACCCGCGCCGGGATTGATGAGTGGTACATGAACATGGACACCTACAATCCTGACCTGTATTCCAAAGACGCCTTTGATTCCGAGTGCATTGCCGCGCTGATCCTGCATGACTCCATCAAGTATGGCGAAGAGGAGATCCCGTTGGAGGATATTCCGAATCGTCACACGATGTTTGAACACCCGCTTCTTGCCGCAACCTTCCTGATGAAGTGTGCGCAGGAAGTAGGCTACGAAAACGGAGCGCAGGTTGAGCGTGTAGTCAGCCTGATTTCTTCACACATGGGCAAGTGGTGTTACTCCAAGTATTCCACTTGTGTGCTTCCCACTCCTGATATGGGCGGTTGGGGGCATAAGATGGTGCATCTTGCTGATTATCTGGCTTCCCGCAAAGAGCTGGAGTATAATTTCTACACGGACTGGAGTTCCCGCAATGTTTGACAACACGGCGGGACGCTTTTCTTATACGGCGCTTGACACCTTCAATAACTGTCCTCTGTGTTATTTCTATAAATACGAGGAGCATAAGCGCACTGTTGATTCAGGAATCGCAACTTCTATCGGTTCCATCCTGCACAAAGGACGGGAGCTGGTCAGCGATGCCCTGATCAAAGGCGAAACGCCTGACCTTGACGCAATTAAGAACAGTGTAATGGACGGCTGGAAAGGCGCGGATAAGATGTCCGGCAAGCCGGAAGAAATCATGGGCATCAAAGAAATCCAGTCGCTGTTCTGGGAGGATTGGATGTTTCCCGAAGAGGGCATCCCGTCCTATGACGAGCGGTTGCAGATTTATTTCGACCATCTGGGAGACGATATCGAACGTATGGACGAATGGCATCCCGTAGCCGCAGAGGTTCCCTTCACTTATCTTTACGGTGGCTCCGAGCTGTTCGGCGTGATCGACAAGATCGAAGAAAACAGCGAAGGCCAACTGAGGATTGTGGACTATAAGTCCAGCAAAAAGGTTTACAACGAGAAGAAGCTGACCTCTCCGTTGCAGCTTTATGTGTATCTGCTTGCCGTCCAGAAGATGTACCCCGGCAAAGAGGTCGAAGGCTGCTGGTATGATTTTATTATGCTGGGAGAGCAGAGACGCGGAGGCACGAAGGGCTGGGAAAAGCGGTGCGAAAAGAAGTTGTCTAATCTGATCGGTACAATCGCGGACAACCAAGTTACCGGGATCTGGAAGCCCAAGCCCTCCCCTCTCTGTTACTGGTGCAGTTACTGCGCCAACAATCCTCTTGCCAGTGAAGAAACAAATAACTTGTGCAGCTATTATTCGCTCTGGACACCGAACACCAAGACGTTTGAGGTTGCCAGTGAATGGAAGGAAGGAACGGTCGCCCGTGAGGAAGCCAAGAAAAAAGTCGCCTTCGTTTTCTGATTTGAAGTTTCGCATGGAGGACTTGTCTGTTGGGCAAGTCCTCTTTTTCAAACGTGGCGGTCAGATGCGCTGGGGCAAGGTTGATTCGGTGCAGAAGTCTTGGACGGACGCGGATGATATGCCGCTTGTCCCCTGCACAGGAGAACACGCCAAGCACTACTTTGTCCGCTTGGATGAGATAGAAGGGAGTGAGGGATGAACGGAACTGTATTACGTTTTGAGCGTAACCGATCATAACGGAAAGTACAAGCCGTCCGATATCGAGCATAAAGATGTCCTGTTCCAGATTGCAAGTGTGCACACAGGCTCACGGGCTTTCCCGGTTGCTATGATGCGGCAGATGACAACCGGGCAGGTTACGCAAACCTCGTTCCTCAAGCGTATGACACAGGACTTCGAGAAAAACCGTGTGATTCTTGAGACGCAGAACAGCGTCTACACGCTGGAAGTAGTCAATTACGCAAACGCGATTGAGGCTAAAAACGAGGTGAGATAATGGACGAAGAGATTCAGAAGAAGATTGACGCTCAGAAAAAGTTTTGTCAGGAAGCCAAAGTACCGCTGTTTATTCCAAGCAATGGCGTATGCTGGGCTTGCCATCAGAATATTTTCTCTGAGAAGGGTTACACATTAGCTCAAGCAAATAGGCTGATTACCAGTTGTCCTTATTGCCATAAGAGCTTTTGTGATTGAAAGGAAGGGATGCGTTTGATTGTTTATTCTACGCCTACATGCCAAATGTGCCGCTTTCTGAAAGAAACGCTGACGAAAGAAGGTATCCCGTTTGAAACTGTTACCGATACTGACGTGATGGAGAAGAAGGGTATTACCAATGTACCGACTGTAGAATACCTTGGCGAACTGCTGACTATGCAACAGGCCCTCGCTCTCATCAAAAGACTAAAGGAGTGTGAGGGGAATGCTGGTTGACAAATATGTGCCTTACCGGAAAGATCTGAACTTCATCAAGAAATATATGGCTGCGCAGAACGCGGCTTCTGGCAGTGAAGTGGACGCCAATAGCAATGTTTCTAATAAGAATATTGCTACGATGGCCCCCGAGATTCACAAGAAAGCCAATATTTATGCCAATCGTCTGCTGATGCACGATCGGATTACAGAGCTTTACGGTTCTGAGCTTGCGGATGAGTATCTCAGGCAAATTGAAGCGCATGAGATTTATCGCCATGACGAAAGCGGTCAGCCTGTTGGTACGCCGTATTGCGCCAGCATTACTCTTTATCCCTTCCTTTTCGATGGTATGACAAAGCTTGGAGGAACGACCACCGCTCCCAAGCATTTGAAGTCTTTTATCGGTGGTTTCATCAATCTGGTATTCGCTGTTTCAGCACAGCTCTGCGGAGCTGTTGCGACGCCTGAGTTCTTGAGCTATATGGATTACTTCGTCCGCAAAGAATACGGCGACGATTATTATCTCCACTCAGACAAAGTGGTTGAAGAATCTGAAAGAAGCCGCTCTATTGACGATGTGATCATAGAGTATTTTGATCAGGTTGTTTATAGCATGAACCAACCCGCCGCCGCGAGAGGTAGTCAGAGCGTATTTTGGAACATTGCCTATTTCGACCATCCGTATTTTGAACAGCTCTTTGACGGTTTTGTGTTCCCGGACGGCACAACAATGCAGTGGGAATCTGTGAGCTGGCTTCAGAAGCGGTTTATGAAGTGGTTTAACAAAGAGCGCTTGAAAAACATTCTCACCTTCCCCGTGGAGACACTGAGTCTTCTGAACGATGGAGACAAATTCGTCGATCAGGAGTGGGCAGACTTCGCGGCAGAAATGTATGCGGAGGGCCACAGCTTCTTCACTTACACCAGTGACAGCGTTGACAGCCTCGCATCGTGCTGCTTTGACGGCGACACACCAGTTCTTGCGAAAAGCAGCAATGGCGTGTACCTTAACATCCCAATCAAGCAGCTTCACGATATGCCATGGTCGGAGAAGAAGAACTTGACTGTTTATCACAACGGTAGTTGGGTATCTGCAAAAACAATTAAGGTGGATGCGCATAGCCTGTATGATATTACTACGGCAAATAATAAAACCGTTCGGGTAACTGGCAATCACCTCTGGCCGACCTTAAATGGACTAAAGCGTACAGATGAGCTTACGATGGATGATTGGCTAATGTTTAACACAAGAGCTCTCGACGCTGTTCCAGAACGGGATCGCAAATTGACTTATCTTCAAGGACGTTTGATTGGCATGTATCTTGGCGATGGTTCTATTGAAGTCAAAGATGGCAAATATAAAACAGTCCATTTCTCTTTGAATGAGGATAAGTATTCAGAGAACATTGGTTATATGAACGGTGCGCTTATTGATTGTGGTATTGAAACTTCGTTTACGCTCCGTTCGCCTTATAACAATGTTTATCCCGTGTCTTTGTATAGTGCGCAGCTTGCTGACTTTATCGAGGAATATGTCGATAACGGATATGCATTTGAGAAACGTTTGAAGCCTGAGACCTTCTTACAATCTTGTGATTTCAGAGAGGGTATTCTGGATGGGCTATATGCTACAGACGGAGGAAATAACAATCGTATTTATACAACCTCCGAAGTGCTGGCGAAAGATCTCGAAACATTGTGCACTACGCTTGGTATCAATACGATTATTGACGTTTCGGATAGAACAGATGAGCCTGTAATTATCCGGGGCAAGCAGTACAAGCATAATTACCCTCTTTGGTGTGTTCGTTGGTATGATTCCAAGAATAAGCGGTCAATGGGCAATATCTACAAGATTGTTAACAACTCTATGTATTTTAAGATTGCTTCCATTGAAAAGCTTGATGAGTCTGTCGTTAATGGCGCGAAAGCTTATTGCTTTGAGTGCAAGAATCAGGATGAACCATATTTCACGCTGCCGAACGGCATGATTACGCACAACTGTCGGCTTCGTAACGGCATTACTGACAATCAGTTCAGCTATACGCTTGGCGCTGGCGGTGTTTCGACTGGCTCTAAGTGCGTAATGACGATCAACATCAACCGCCTTGTGCAGAATGTTATGCGTTTGGACTTTGGCGGCGACCAGATGGACATCAGTGAAGTCCGTGATGAATCGAACTTCTATACCAACCTGAAAGAGCTTTCAGCGGCGATGGAAGAGCAGGTCGAAAAGGTGCATAAGTATCTGACGGCTTTCAACACTATCGTATTGGACATGCGAGATAACCACATGCTTTCCATTTACGACGCTGGTTTTATCGCTCCTGAAAAGCAGTATCTCACAGTTGGCGTCAACGGGCTTGTTGAAGGCGCAGAATTCCTTGGGATTTCGATTGGCGATAACAAGGAGTATGCCGAGTATGTTGAAGCTATAATGAGGCCGATCTTCGAAGCCAACAAAGCGGCTAAGACTAAAACAATTATGTTTAACACGGAAATGGTCCCCGCCGAGAACCTCGGTGTAAAGCACGCCAAATGGGACGCTAAAGACGGCTATCTTGTCCCTCGTGATTGCTACAACTCATACTTCTATATTGTAGAAGATGAAACCTGCAATCCTATTGATAAGTTCCGTCTGCATGGCAAACGGTTCACGCAGTATCTGGATGGCGGTTCCGCGCTTCATTGCAATCTGGACGAGCATCTTTCCAAGGAGCAGTACAAGATGCTGATGGCTTATGCTATTCAGACTGGCTGTAATTACTTTACATTCAACATCCCTAATACGATCTGCAACGACTGCGGTTATATCAGCAAGCATAAGCTGGACAAGTGTCCAAAATGTGGGAGCGAGAATCTTGATTATGCGACTCGAGTTATTGGGTATCTCACCAGAGTCAGTAAATGGTCTGCTGAAAGACAGGAAGAAGCTAAGAGGCGATACTATGCGAAAGGAGTTTGATGGCAACGCCGCATGATCTACTATCAAGGCTACACAGTCTCCTTTCAGGAAGTCCCCGATGAGATATCTTTGGTGATTCTTATCGGGGACTGCCCCCATCGTTGTCCCGGCTGTCATTCACCGGAACTATGGGAGGCAAGCGGCAAGAATCTGGTTGAAGATCTGGATAAGTTGATTGACGAGTATCAGGATGCTATTACTTGTGTTTGCTTCATGGGCGAAGGCCAAGATTTCGACGATCTTTGCTGGTGCTTTGAAAGAGCAAAGGAGCGAGGGTATAAGACTTGCTTATACACAGGTTATACAACCCATCTTGGGGCTATCGAAGCTGGTGTCGATTACTTGAAAGTTGGCCCGTATATCGAAGCTCTGGGAGGATTGGATTCTCCAACCACCAATCAGCGATTCTACAAGGTAGAATCCAATGGCAATCTCATTGACTTAACCTATAAATTCAAGAAGGAGAGATGACGTTTGGAGACCTGCTTCAACTACATCAACGAACACGCTTACTTTTCCTCAGACGAGCGCAGATGGATCACAAAGATCCATAAGCTCAAGGAATCCAACCCCGATGATGTCCTTATCCTCGCAGAGCCTGAAGACAACGGCGGGTGTATTTACTGCCGCCTCCCGCCCAAGTGGCTCAAGATTAGTCCCCCGGCAAAGCGTATTTATACGGACGAGCAAAGAGCCGCTATGGCAGAAAGGCTCAAAGCCGTTCGTCAGAAGTGATTTTCTTGGCTCGTGGGCGTTTGCTCACGAGCCTCCCCCATTTTTAAGGAGGTGCTTCCATGTACGAGAATGGTGAACAGGTCAATCGACACAAGGCAAAGATGAAGCACAAGCGCAAGATGAAGAACCGCGCCCGTGCGTATCGGTCTTATAGCTGGGAAGATTATGTTGCCCACAGACGCAGTGCCGTACTGAACGAGCTTGACTGTGCCGATGGCTTTATGTACGACTACCTTCTGCGCAGACTTGAACGGGATCTTCGAGATATCGAAGCTTACTGGAAGCATCAGAACTTTGAGCGCTGGTGGAACGAATCTGGCGGCAAGGGCAGCTACAAAGATTGGTGGCAGAAAAACTGTAACCGGAAAGAACGTAACTACTGGAGAGAGCAGCTCAAAGAGATCCCGAAGGAAGAGGATCTGGATGAGTTGGATGTCCCGAAGTTCCGTCGTGGGCATCATTTCGGATCAACCAATGATCTATGGTAAAGGAGAATCGGCATGGGAGTTTATTGTTTTGCATACCTTGAAGCAAAACTGGACGGCAAATGGCGTTCGATTGACTACTTTCAGATGACCAAGAAGGGAGAGCTGAAGCGTCAGCCTCTCCTTTGGGGACAGAGCGTCGTTTATTCGATGGTGAACGACAGCAATAAGTGGTACAGGCTGGACAGGTCTTTTCTGAGTGAAGATCTTCAGAAAGAATTTCCGCTGTACAAAAACCCGGTAACTGGTGAAGATCAGGAATACCGCACTTATTACGTTCTGGACGGTAAAGATCTGAGAGACTACAAGCTCGACCGTCCTGATTACTGCGGCTTCTTCCTCAAGAACGACGTATACCAATTCGAGAGCAGTGATTGCGAGATTGACCCTGATATGTCTCTGAGTGCACAAGAATATGAGGAGCTTTCGCCGGAGGCAAAGAAAGCTTACATGTACTACGAGTACACCGAGCCCTATGGTGAGAAGTACATCATGCGTCAGCTCAAATCGGCGGTCGCTCAGTGCATCAACACGTTTAACGATAACTGCCGCTATGGCGCTGACTTCGACAAAAGCTGGCCTGAGATCGGGATGGAAGACGTTCGTCTCATAATGGAGACAGATTGGTGAGGTAACAAACATGATGAAGATTATACGCAACATGGCGAAATGCGCCAGATGCGGAGATGTGATTGAATCTAAAAGCGTTCACGACTTCGTGACGTGCTCCTGCGGGGCGATCAGTGTTGACGGAGGCCACGCATATTGTAAGCGTAGCTTTAAGTACAGCTATGATGATGTCATCGACCTTTCCGAATGGAAGGAAGTACCGGACAAAGAAGACTGAGAGAGGTTCAGCATGGCTTTTATAGAGCTGCATTTTCATGATGATTACGGAAGCAACACACGCCTGACCGATACCATCAATAAGATCGAGCCTTGCATGGACTACGCCGCAAGCATCGGCCTGAAGGGACTTGCGATCACCGATCACGAGTCCCTTTCAGCGCACATCAAGGCTTTGCGGTATTTGCCCAAGCTTCAGGAGAAATACCCGGAGTTTCAGTTGATCCTCGGCAACGAGATTTATCTGTGCAATGACACAGAACGGATAGACGGTCGGTATCAGATCGAGAGCAAAGAGTTCTATCACTTCATTCTGCTTGCCAAAGATGCTGTCGGCCATCGCCAGCTCAGAGAATTAAGCTCCAAAGCTTGGGAACGGTGCTACAGCTACAAAGGCATCGACCGTGTGCCAACCTTCAAGAGTAACGTGGAAGAAATCGTTGGTAAGAATCCCGGCCATCTGGTTGCCAGTACGGCTTGCCTCGCGGGCGAGTTTGATAAGCTTGTCCTCGCCGGAGACGTAGATGGCTCCTTGACATTTATCAAGTGGTGTCAGAAGCAGTTTGGCTCGGAGAACTTCTTCCTTGAGCTTCAGCCCGGTCTGACGGAGGATCAAATCAGGTTCAACAAGGGCGCGGTGCAGTTTGGCAAATACTTCGATGTGCCGTGGATTATTACCAATGACGTGCATTACATGTCCAAGGATAAGCGTGAGATGCACCGGGTGTTCCTCCAGTCTCACGAAGAAGAGCGTGAGACAGCGGACTTTTACGAAAGTACCTATTTCAAGACCGAAGCTGAGATGAAGGAGCGTATGAACTATCTCAGCGAAGCGGACATCGAAGCTGGCTTTGCGAACACGATCCGCATTGGCGAGATGTGCAAGGACGCCGGAGATTACGGTCTTTTCCATACGACCATCGTTCCTCAGAGAGAGCTTCCGAGCTTTACGGTCAGGTATACGCTGGACACGGACGCTCAGAAATACTCCTATATTCACACGTATTACGGCAGTACCGATCCGCAGGATCAATGGCTCATGAAGCAGCTTGAAGACGGCGCGGACATCAAGCATATGCCCATGGATG